GTGGTTCTAAACGAGAGATTGGTACATTTAAAGACTGTAATAACTTTTGACGGAAGTATTTAACATCTTCCAATTCACCTAGATTTTGTCCAGCCGGTAGAGTAGTAATTTCTGTACCCTTACCACCTTCACGTCTTGGAAGCCAAAAATCTTCCAACATAGTCATAAACTTACGGTCGTCGCGGATATTACCTGACTCAGCATCATAGATCAAACGATTCTTATGCTTGACCATCATGTCACGAACGTGCTGCTCAGCTTTATGCTTGGGAAGGTTACCGACGTCGATGTAGAAGATACGACGTTCAGGAGCGCGTGTGATACGATAAATTACAGTAGCGTCTTCAAGGACGCGAAGCTGATTGAGTGGACGGACTGCCTTGTGAAGATAAGATAGAACCATCTGATTGTTTTGGTCGGTAAGACCAGAAGTACAATGTAGAATAGAATCAGGAGCGATCTTTAGACCCTGCGCCGCAGTGTAGTCAGAGGCAGTGCCGGCTGTAGATCCAAGTAGAAATCCCTTCTCGCTATAAAGGAAGTATTCATTCTTGGTCTTAGCGAGTGAGAAACCCTCTTTACGCTGCTTCTCTACTTCACGAACTTTACGAATTTTTCTTGGATCGATGTAACGAAGTTGACGAATACCATAGGAAGGATTGTCTTCGTCAATGATCGCATGATAGATGAGTCGGCCGTCGACATACCAACGCTTAAAGATCTCATAACCCGACTTCTCAAAGTCAAGCATGCGCTTGATCTCTTCGAACTCAGTTTCGATCATTTTTTTGATATTTGACTTTACGTTCAGCTGATCTAGGTCGATACGAACGATATTTTCATCACCAATGACGATGGCTTCGTTCACTACGTCGTCTACTGCCGCCTCGACTTCGGGCTGCAGAGCCATCTCTCTGTATCTCGTGATAAGTTCTGCTTCAGAACGAGCAGTGCCTTCAAGGTCGACATAAGTGCCGTAGGAGCCACCTGCTGCGACTACTACGGCACCGTCGTCTTTGACTTCCGGAGCAAATGATTCTGGTTCCGGAGCTATTTTTTTCTTTACTTCCCAGCCAAAAATTTCCATATCGATTTACTATCCTTTAGAGGGAAATTACTCTCCCTCTATATATTGGATTCTCTTAGAGGCCAGCGAAAGGTCTACCGAGACCACCAGAAGGACCATCGGTAATATTTCCAGTGGCGCCTTCTACTGTGAAATAGTCGTACTGGAAAGTTACCGAGAATTCTTCGATCTGGTTCGTGTTATTCCAGTCGAGCTGAATCGGTGAGATGACCGACGGGAATAGACCGGTAAATCTATAAGTACGAAGTGGATTGCCCGACTTACCATACTGAGTGACGTCGCCGCTCGTCTTGTAAGAGATTGGGCGGTTTGACGCTGATCTGTTGCTGATGATGCTGTTGATCGTGCTATGCCAGTTTTCAAAGGCATGACGGATCTTGAAGTCCTCATCGTTGTAGACTGTAACAGTCCACTCACCGTACTCACGATTCCCAGCTAGCTTAATCTTACGACCAAAGTAAGGAACTTCAAAGAACCCTACAGTGGACTCAGGAAGAGTAGCTGAGCGGCAGAGGAATTCAAAGTTAGGAATTCCTCCCGACGGAGCATTGATCGAAGCCGTGAAGAGCGTCGGCCTCGCCCCGCCAAAGGCGAGGCGAGATGTGATGTCAGTAATATTGAACGCCATTGTAATTACCTCCGATTAATCTTAGAATCTGCCGACGATCTCTTCGAACTGGACACCCGTGCGTACCGCGACGAAGTTCAGCTGGATGAAGTTGATCGAGCGAGCCGGCTTGATATAGATGTCACCGACGAAGCGATTACCATCAATGACTTCCGGGGTGTTGTTTGTTTCGTCGCGAACGACGCGGAAGTCAGTGATGCCTCTACGTCCCTGAACGTCACGGAGATAAGGCTCGACTAGATTTCTGAATAGAGACCTTGTGAACTCGTCATTGAACTCGAAGAGAGTAAACTTCGCGGCAGTAGCGATAGCTTTCTCGAGGACAATGAAGAGGCGACGAACGTTGATACGATCGAACGCTGAAGGCTTGTTGAGGAAGGTCTTGTCACCATATAGTACCGTTCCCTGACCTGGGAATGTTACGACTGGGTTGACCGAAGCCTTGTAGAGAGCATCACGCTGAGCCTGATTTGGGTTGAAGGCTAGGTGAACGATGTTCTTGATCTGACCACGGTTGAATCCAGCGGGTGACCACCAAGGATCGCGTACGTTGTCTGTACGAGCAGCGGTACCAGCTACGTCACCATTGAGTGGTGTGTAACGGTAGACGTCGTTGTACTTGTCGTAGCGATACTTGTAACCCGAGTCGACTACAGCGTACGAGCTTGAGTGCAAGTAAGAGATGAAGGAGTTGATCTGAACCAACGGATCGATGCTGTTAACGAGTGAGTTATCAGGCGATACGAAGACTACACAATCCTTACGAGTCTCGCAGATGTTGTCGATGATGTAGTTTGCTGTCGTCGCTGTAGAAGTCGACTTACCAGATAGGATGAGCGAGACGTCGATGTCTTCAGCTGACTTGAACTTATCAAGAGCTTTAGCGACGTCGGCGAGAGACATTGACGATTCAGTTGCCGACTCAACGCCACCGAAGAACGATAGAGTTAGAGGAGCAGAAGTCGCGTATGTGCTGGTAGCAGCAGTAGTTGTTGACTTACCGGAGCGGTCAGCACCCCACCAAACGTAAGCAGACGTGTTGTTGAGTACGTTCTTGTAGTATAGTGATCCGCCCTGCTCGCCGATCGCGTCTGAAGCGCGTGATAGACCCTCGAAGACTTCGAGAACAGTGTTCTTTGTTCCGGAAATCTGCCCGTCTTCGTCGACGACGACTACGTGAAGCTCGTCTCCAGCGCCACCCGCATCGAGAGTGAACGGTGAAGTACCTGGAGCTCCATTTACTGAGTTGTAGAATTCCCAGTAGCGAGTGAACGAAGAGTCTGTAGCACTATTTGAATAGTGCTTAGCGTCAGTGGATAGAGTGTAATTTGACTTAAGGTTTAGAGTACCAGATCCAGTTAGATCGACTGTGATGGTTTCTCCAGATCCTACGCCAGTCGCTCCACCGGTTGAGTTAGCAACTGCGATCGCGATAGCATTTGTATTGAACACGCCGGCATTTGTAATCGTGACTGTTCCGGTCAAGAAACCTGTAGCGTTAGCTACGACAGTTCCGGTAGCATTGACCGAACCATTCGATACAGTGATGACGAATGTGTTGCTAGGATCGTAGCCAGAACCAGCTGTGCTAATGGTGATCGCAGTAACGCCGGTGTTGCCGATCGTAGTATTGCTGGTGTACTGGATGTACTGTGTTCCATAAGAGGAAGCATTACCAACGAGTAGGTAGTCTCCGCTGGTTAGCTGACCGATAAAATTGTTATAAGCATTCGATACGAGAGTGCTGTTATTTCCAGTACCAGCAGCAACTGAAGCGCGAGTAACTTTTACTGTCGCCGTATTTGCAGATGTCGTGAACGACGTCTCAATGCTAAGGTTATCGGTGCCAATAACACTTGAGCTGAAAGCTGTGTTTGAGTCGCAAACGCTGATCTTGAGAGAATCACCGAGCTTGCCGGGATACTTAGCGATATAAAGCTGATTTCCAGAAAGAGTCGTCGAGTTATAGTTGTCGTTGTTCTTTATAACTACACCAGACGACGTAACACTCGTAGCATTCGCGGAAGTATTCGCGATTGAGTTAACTGCTGTTCCGGAAGTAATAGCACGAGAAACGTATAGAGAATTACCATAAGCTAAGAAGTCAGCTGCGGTAAAGAACGTCTCGAAGTTGTTTGCGGTCGGCTTACCAAATAGCTGAGCCAACTGATCTTCGTTTGAGATGAGCGTGGGGAATTCAACCGGTCCCCAGCTAAAGTTACCCGCAATGCCAGCCGTTGAGGTTGATACTGCAGGGACAATGGTAGTTAAGTCGATTTCTGAGACATTAACACCAGGGCTTACTTGAAATGCCATTTTTATGTCTCCCTAGATTTTATATATGTGAGCACACCATAATGGAATTCTTACTTATTTATAAGAAAGCGTTTTTACCAAATCAAAGTGGCTCAAACCCGTCGTCGTATTCATAAATTTCACGACCGTCATCTATAAACCCAAACGGCGACAATTCTTCTTCGATCAGTTTCAAGTTATCATCATGCAGATTTTTCTTGACGTCTGTATTAGTTATGTCTCTAAAGTAGTCTTGATTAGTCATCCAAGCAAATAAAACTAGGCACATGACTAAGTCGTCATGTTTACCTTGTTCCGCTTCAAACGTCTCACCTTTCTCGACGAAAGTAGATAATTCTGTAAGTACACTAAAAT